GCTGGTCAGTTTAAGGTCGGTAAGCGTATTATTTTCAAGGCTAACGTTTTCAGTCACAAGCGGGGATGGGCGACTGGTCCACTTCTCACTGATGCTAAAGGTAAAGCCATCACTGACCCTCGTAAGGCATCGAGGGATTATCCAGGTCTCAACTACGAAAAGTACTGTTCATCCTTCTGTGTCAAGGATCGTGGGATCAAAGTCGGTAAGACTCACCCCAAGGTCCGCAAGAATACTATCTAGATCCGGTGTATCTTCTACGTCAAAGGTAATATCAAAGGTGTCGAGTACCTGGAACACAGATTCCTCGTTTAAAGTGACCGAGTTTGCAACCGCCGTATAATTGTTTCGTATCGTGACGATGATGTTAAACTGGGAAACATCGAAAACTTTCCTACACGTTGGGCACGTATTCTTACCTTGATTCTTCCATTCCTGTAGACAGTGGGAATGAAACATATGTCCACATCGAAGTGCGGGATTGACCCTCGTACACCTGACTTCATTTAGACATATGGCACATGTCGACATTCTACAAGAAGGTTTTAAGTTTTTTTCATGGATTTTTCTCACCTAGTAAATATCGGGAACCTTGAGAAGAGGGTTGTCACAGGTGTTGCAGTTACCCTTACCTTGCTCCTTCTCTTGGATCTTAGTGAAGAGCTGGGGACCCTGCTTCTGGAGAAGCTGACGGTACGAATAGTTGTCCTCGAAAGAGATGCCATTCTGCTTCATGACATAGTTGTTAAAGAGCTGGGCTGAGGTGTTTACGGTAAAGCACCTCCCATCGGCCATACCAAGTCGCTGGGACATTTTGTTACTATAACATTAGAATTTAATTTGCCTGTTCGTGATGGTTCTCATCCAAGATTGAAAACCTTTACCCTTGAGAAGTTTGACAAAGGGGTCACACTTGTATCCCAAAAATGTATCGAACACATCAGTGTCCTCTGTCGGAGACACGCGAATTTCGGGGTTCTCGTTGATGTGTTGGTTAATGATGTTGTAGGCAAAGGCAATCTCCTTGAGGGTCTCGGCTCCGGTGATGATGATTTTTCCTGTGGAGAAGATGCTACAGGTGATTTCTTTCATATCTTCGGAGGGTTTGAACTTGATTTTGACTGCGGAGTATCGGTCTGGTTCGAAAGACACTTTGAAAATGTCGTTGTACTGCTCGAACCAATCGGCGACCTTCATGAGGTTGATGTTGTAGTTGAGGCTGAAGTTGGAGTTGATCATGACCACACGGAACGAATCGATGGGAACGTTCACCTTCAAACCCAAAAAGGTTTTGAAAATGTGGACCAATTGCGTGATGATGCGTTTACAGTCGAAAAGGTCACAGCACCCGGCGACTTGAATGCTTCCGTTGGGAAACACTTTCACGGATTTGGTGCTGTACGTGTCGTTGTAGGTGAGCGTGACCTGGTTGTAAAAGGTCGTAGGCTTGAGTTTCCATTCGAAACCGTCGGTTTGCGTACCGGAACGACGCATTTTATACGAACCGATTTGCTCGAATAAAGCTCGAAGTCGCTTTATATCGATGTCTTGGATAAAGCTCGAAACCATGGTGATGGTCGTAATTTTGACCCACGAAGGTCGGGTCTCATCGGGAAGAACCTTTCGTATCTCATCGAGAGTCAAGAGATACGAAAAGCTATTGTTAGCAATCACAGAATACATTTTTGAACATAAAAAGTATTTTAAAGAAGCTCGACTTAGGTGTTCGTTTAAGGAATTTGGTACTTGAAGCTAACCGGAGCTGGAGTATTTTCGTCGGCCCTACCCTTCGAGGTCGTCAATACTTCTTTACCGTTTTCCTTAATCGTCCATCCCGGGACGTACTTAGGCCTGAAATAATCAATTTTGAACTTCTTGACCTTGGTGGAAGTGGTCACCGTAAATACCTTTGTACCAACCTCAGCCTGACCCGCTTTCCACGCGGACCACGATACATCTTTATACTCTCCATCCGCGGGTTCGGGATCGATCATACCGTAGTTATCACCTTCACATTCATACCCCCCTTCCTTACTGTTGCACTTAGCCCACTCGGGTTCTTCATGAATCGTGAGTTGCTCTGGTGTAACTCGAACATCATCAGCTTCGATATCGGTGATGTGAATGTTAAAATCCTTGGTGCGATACGGTTGTTCCGCGACGATGAAATCGTACACGTACTCAGTGGGCTGGATAGGGGTGGAGGTCGTGGATTCTTCTGGGGTTTCGCTCCCACCCATAGCACCGGCTAATAGACTGGAGGAAATGCAACACATACTGAGAAGACCGACACCTGCTAACATAGGTACCGCGTTGGCCATTTTCTTTATAATACTTAGAGATAAAAGTTTAGATAAAGATAATGACATCGTTCATAAAGTCTGCCAAGCATGTCATAGATGTTGAATCTGATCTTTCATACGTTGAGATAGTCTACGACAGATACATGAGGGGTAAGGGATACTCCACTTTTACGGATTACATAAACACCGAACCCCTCGCGGACTGGGTATCTCTAGATTCGGCCACCAATTCTATCCCGTACGACAAGTTTCTCGACACCATGGTCAAGAGTACGTTCGAGGTCCAACAGCGCATGGCGGAGCTTCTACTCGAGAGGATACTCAGTCTTAAGCAAAGTAACCGTGTTTACGTTCGCATCGTACACGGCATAAAAATTCTCGACCCAACATTCCAACCACCTCGAGTAAATATGGAGAGTGCTTGGCAGATGGACTTTATTCGAAAGTTCTGCAAAAAGGTTGTACCGAATATCATTCAGGAATGTACACAGGTATCCCGACTCAGGTACTTCTCTAACGTCTTAAAATTAATAGAACTAGGACAATAATAAGAGCGATGAGTATCCAACGCCAAGGGATCTTCCGGTTGGAAACCCCAATCTTTACCTTATTCTTAGGCTTTCCACACGAGAGACCGTAATCAATGTTGCGGCGTGGGTGGATCGTCTTATCTAACTTACACGGAGTCCTCTCATCCTCACAAAGAGCTAAATCACAGAATACACTTTTCGTGGGTTCGGGAATACCCTTGCTCGGAGGAATTTCCTGAAAATCCTGAAAATCACCCGTCTGTCTCACACCTCCTGGAAGGGAAAAATCGTGTAGGACAAAGGGGTTGATGTCATCAATAGCAGCCGCATCATTGAGCATAAACGTACTCATCTTGATATTACTTCAGATTATATTTTTTATCGGCCATCTTAGACCTATGTTCCTCCCACATCTTGTCCAGATCGACGTTTAACATGTGCGCGAGCTGAAAGAGATAACTGAATACATCACCCATTTCCATCATGACGTCTGTACCTCTCTCCTTTTTCAGGTTCGTCTTCTTATAGGTTTTCTTGTACTGCCGGATGGCCGACGCGAGCTCTCCAACCTCTTCGGTCAGGAGAAGCCACACGGTATCTATGGCTGCACGATCCCATCCCTTCAACTTACATACTCGTTCCGTCTCAGCCTTGTAATAGTTTAAACTCATACTTATTGAGTAAACGTATTCAAACTTTAATAGTCTTAATTCAGGCCAATCTTATCATTGTACTCGATCTTGTTTCCGGTGGTACTGGTGTTTATAGGCCTATCCATAGGAGTGCTGATGGTATCGATATCCTTGGCATAGGCGATATATTGAGACACACCAGTCTGTATTTGGGTAAGGGCAGTCTCGATGACTCGGGTGTTCATAGCCTTTACCTGTTCGTTCACGTTGGTGTGATGATCGCCAGAGTTGTTGATGAAGACGACACGCATGATACCGTAGAGGTCATCAGGGTTTTGATAATCGATGGCGATGCCAGTCTTATTCTTGAAGGCCTGACGAATACCCCTCTGAAGGAGATTCTTGTTGAACTCGGAAAAAAACAGAGTGTTCAGTGGAGTCTCACACTGCTTGAGGGAATTGAGGTGGAGGTTATCACACATTTAATATAGTCGCCGAAAAAAATTGTGTGTAGATATTAAATGTTAAACATGGCTGACTTCAACGAGGCCTATGATACGAAAATCAAGAATGTCGAACCGATCCCATGCGAGGCCCCAGAATGCTTCGTCGGTTCTTACCCCCCTGTGGCCAAGCCCGGGAAGGAGGGTCCTTTTTTCGTCAACACGCATCTCATGCACCCCACACGGAAGTTTGAGACCGTTGGAACCGTTTCTGTGCGAAGCAAGGATCTCAAGTGTGACAAGTAAGTTAAAAATAAAAATTGAACAAATTGTATATGAGGGTTGTTAAACGCTCAGGTCGTGTTGAGGATATGCGCTTCGATAACGTCACCAACAGGATCAAGAATTTAACGTATGGACTTTCCGAAAATTGTGATTCTTCCAAGGTTGCTCAACAGGTTTTTTCTTCGATGTACGATAACATCACCACTCAAGAGATTGACATTTTGTCGGCGGAGATTTGTATCGGTATGATTACTTCAGACCCCGATTACGAGATTCTCGCTACTCGAATTGTGGCGAGTAACATTCATAAGATTTGCCCAAACAACTTTCATTTAGCTATGCGAAAGCTTCAAAAGGCTGGTGTCATCACCGATGAAGTGGTTGAAGTTGCACAGCAGGTCAAGGATCACATCAAGACGGATCGCGACTTCGATTTTGGATATTTCGGTCTCAAAACCCTGGAGAAAAGTTACCTTCAACGGGTAAACGGAAAGCTCATCGAAACACCTCAGTACATGTTTATGCGCGTCGCCATAGGCATTCATGGTAAGGACGTCCCAGCCGTTCTCGAAACCTACGACAAAATGTCCCAAGGCTATTTCATTCACGCGACACCGACCCTATTTAATGCGGGTACCCCAAGACCTCAGATGTCCTCTTGTTTCCTCATCGCTGGTAAAGAGGATTCCATCGATGGCATCTACGGAACTTTGACGGAGTGTGCCCAGATTTCCAAATGGGCCGGTGGGATTGGGTTACATATTCATAATATTCGAGCAAACAAGTCTCGTATCCGAGGAACGAACGGTCAATCGGATGGTATCATCCCGATGCTGAGGGTCTTCAACGCGACGGCTCGATACGTGAACCAGGCTGGTCGACGTAAGGGGTCGATTGCGGTCTACCTCGAGCCATGGCACGCAGATATCATGGACTTTTTGGAGTTGCGTCTCAACCAAGGCGACGAGGAAGCACGCTGCAGGGATCTTTTCTCAGCGATGTGGATTCCAGACCTGTTCATGAAGCGAGTCGAAGAGGGTGGGAACTGGTCCCTGTTTTGTCCGGACAAGGCGAAGGGTCTCTCCGACGTCTATGGGAAGGAATTTGAAGAGTTGTACACCAAGTACGAAGAGGAGGGTCTCGCCAACGCGACCGTTCCGGCGACTGACGTTTGGAAGGCTATCCTGAAGTCTCAAACTGAGACTGGAACTCCATACATGCTTTACAAGGATGCATGCAACGAGAAGAGTAACCAAAAGAATTTGGGTGTGATTAAGAGTTCTAACTTGTGTACGGAGATTTTGGAGTACACCGACAAGGACGAGACATCTGTGTGTAACCTGGCGTCCATCGCTCTCCCCAAGTATGTGAATAGGGAGACAAAGACTTTTGATTTCGAGAAGCTTCACGGAGTCACTAAGACCGTGACAAAGAACCTCAACCGCGTCATCGATCGCAACTTCTACCCTGTCGAGACGGCGCGTCGCTCCAACATGAAGCACAGACCTATTGGTCTCGGAGTTCAGGGTCTCGCGGACGTGTTTATTCTTTGTGGTCTCCCCTTCGATTGTGAGGATTCGCGTACGCTCAACGCACACATCTTTGAGACTATGTACCACGCAGCTCTTGAGGCATCGTCCGAGCTCGCCGAAGTTGATGGTTCGTACGAGAGTTTCGAGGGTTCTCCAGCCTCTCAAGGTATCCTTCAACCGGATATGTGGGAAGGGGACACGAAGTTCAGTGGACGGTACGATTGGGATGCAATGCGTGAGCGCGTGAAGACGAAGGGCCTCCGTAACTCTCTTCTGATGGCACCCATGCCGACGGCTTCTACGGCGCAGATTCTAGGTAATAACGAGTGCTTCGAACCCTACACGACCAACATTTACCTGAGACGTACACTCGCGGGTGAATTTGTCGTGGTCAACAAGCATCTCGTCGAAGACCTGAAACGTGTGGGCTTATGGTCTAAGGAGATGAAGGATCTCATGGTGAAAGCGGGTGGGTCTATCCAAAACATCGTGGATATCCCTGATGATATCAAGAAGCTATACAAGACCGTGTGGGAAATTAGTCAGAAATGGATCATCCAGATGGCGGCAGACCGCGGGAGGTTCATCGACCAGAGTCAGTCCATGAATCTGTTCATGGAGAGCCCCACAATGTCCAAGCTCTCCTCGATGCACATGTACGCTTGGAAGTCTGGCCTCAAGACGGGTATGTATTATTTGAGATCTAAGGCGAAAGCTCGTCCAATCCAGTTCAGTCTTGAACCAGAGTGCGTGGCATGCTCAGCTTAAAGTTTTGAATCTAAAAGCTAATTAGAAGTCATGGACAAAGCTATCGAAAACGTTCAGATAAACGAATATAATAACAGAAAAATTGTCATCACTACAAAACAGGGCACTCCGTTCCGTGTCCAATTCCCTCGTATGTACATGCCTTTCGGGGTATCCGGTTTCACACCCGAAATTGGCCCCACGAAGTACAACATCGATTTTGCCATCAAAGGGTACGACGAGGAGGACAGTTACATGAAAAAGTTTTACGAATCTGTTCGTAAGCTCGAAGGTTTAATCATCGATGAAGTCGTAAAGCAGAGTGAAACTATCTTCGGTGCACCCATGACGAAAGAGGAGCTTCTTCCTATGTTCAACTCGAACGTCAAAGAAGCTACCGACAGGGAGCCGAAGTTTAGGATCAAGGTTGACACGACTATGGACGAACAAATCAAGGCGAACGTCTTTGACGCAGACAAAAATCCTCTACGGGATGGGGCGACTAACGGTCTCTATGCAAGAAATAGTGGACATGCTATCGCTGAGCTTAACAGTGTCTACTTCTTGAACAGAAAGTTCGGTTGTACTTGGAAATTACATCAACTAATCGTATACGAGCCACAAAATTTAAAAGGATTTCAATTTAAGCTTTAGACTTACTCATCAGTAAAATACTATAAATAGCCTGAGCCTCCTTAAGCAGTTTACCCTGAACCTTGGTATACTTCTTTGGGTCCAGACCTAGCTTAATCTTAGCTATCTTAACAGATTCTGACCATTGAGCGAGTGTCATCTCTTACTTACTATCCTTGATTATTTTTTTGTAGGACTTGCTACCCTTCTTGGGAACGAGGCAGAAAGAAGCCTTCTTCTCCGCCTTCTCCCTCGCCGCATCGATGAAGGCCATGAACTTGGGGTTGCTCTTGAGGGCCTTCTTGGACGCCTTGCTCGCAGCCTTGGAGACGATACGACCATCCTTCATCATAAGATCCTTCTTCGCAAGACCACCGGAGGTCTTGTCAGCGGTGCCATGGAAAACTTCAGCGCGGGAACCAACAGTCATTTATATTAAGCGCGGAAAATTTTCTTGATATCGAGGATCGAAATTTTGGCAGACGTCCTGTTCACAGGGATTTGTGTCTTGACTCGTTCATCGTTGAGCACTTCCGAACACACCAAAGATTTATGACCTTGAAGCGCCATCATTTCTTCCTCCACACTGATGAAGCGGTTACACTCCTTATAGACCAATTTTTTCACATGGACGGCTTGGGTTTGACCGGTACGATGACTCCGACCGATGGCTTGGAGTTCTGTCGCGGGGTTCCAAGCGGGTGCCGTGATATACACACGCGTCGCCTCTTGAAGGTTGAGACCTTGACCACCACTCTTGATCTGGATGATGAAGACTGCACCACCCTCAACCCTCTTGAACCCTTCAATTTGTCGAACTCTCTCGTCCCTCGAGACAGACCCGTCGATTCTGAACACGGGGCAGTCGAGTTGAGACTGAATGTAATTCATCTCACCCCTGAACTGACAAAAGATCAGAGACTTCTCAGTTGGATGCTCTTTCAGTAGTCTGAACAGGGTTTCCATCTTATTGGATCGACCCTTCCACTTTTCTGGCTTCGTCTCGTTTTGAGCGGCAACCCCGTTCAGGTACATTTGTGGCCAGATCATACACTGTCTCGCTCGCAACAGACACTCCAAGATGACCATGTTTTTAGAGTTGAGACTCTGGGCGTGTCTGAATGCCTCCTGGATGATACCCTGTGCTTCCAGGAATACACACTCGTAAAGTGCCTTCTCTTCTGGAAACATGTCCAACTCCACATTCTCGAAATGACATGGAGGAAGTGTGAGACGGTCATTGATCTTGGCGAGATCTTCCTTGGTCCTTCGAAGAATATAGATGTCCTTAATTTCCTTGGTTCGGCCTTGGACAAAGTTCTTGGGAACACCCAAAAAAGTGCACAGGTTCACAAAGTCATTCATCGAATTGAAGACGGGTGTACCGGTCACCAACCACTTGATATCCGTCCTGAGTTCGCACACACTCTTGAACGTCTTGCTCTGTTTGTTCCTGATTTCATGAGCCTCGTCAAGAATGACACGATCCCACGATACATGGTGAAGTGGTGTCGTGTCAGACTTTCTGTCAGACAGAAGCGTGTATGGTGCGATGGTCACCTTCGCGTGTTTGTCGATAGTCCGATCGGGTCCATCATACACGTGTACGCTGAGCTGGGGTGCAAACTTGTTGAGCTCGTCACGCCATTGTGTGATAATGGATTTGGGTACGACGATGAGTGTGCGATCTCGTGGATTCCCGAGCATCACGGAAATCAACTGTACGGTCTTACCCAGACCCATTTCGTCACTAAGAAATCCTCCTTTTGGTCCGGAGGTCTGTGCTTCCATTCCGAGCATCCATCGCACACCGTCTCTTTGGTAGGGTACGAAGAGACGGCCTTTGAGGCTGGCCGTAGCCAGTGCATACTGTTCGTTAATCATCCTCGTAAGGATCTTCGTCTGAGAGTGCTTGAATCTCGCACTTGACCGGTTCCTTTTCCTTTTTCTTTCGAGTTTTCTTCAACTTAGGTTTCGGAAGTTCGTCTATGTGTTCCCTAAAGTAGAGAACCTTGTCCCAAAATTCCTTCATGATTGGGAGGTACGTTTTCCACCACTCGGGGTCGCGCTTTACGTTAACTACATCGAATTCTTCTGGCAGTGGCCAATTAGTCTCCGCGGGCTTGTATTGGATAAAATCTGCTTCATCTAGGTCTAAAATCTCCATACACAGTTGAAGCTGTGGCATGTAATGACCGGGTACTTCCCCGGGGATAATCTTTCGCTGAGGAGGACACTTAATCTCTACCAATTTACCACTCTCACTCACACCATCCGGGCTTCCACCGAGCCAATTATGTACCGGATGGGGAACGAGACCAATCTCGTGAACAACCTCACCGTGACGCTGTTCGTAGAGGATGCGGGCTTCGTCCTCGTATTTCTCACCGTGTTTCGTTGCCGCGTTACCGGTGAATTTTTCACCGAGACCACATTTCTTAAGGAGTAGATCATCAGGGGTTTGGTAAGGATTTTTACCTATAGCTGTCGCCGCGTCGGACGCTGTGAGCATTTTTCCACGAAGGGCGAGCCATTCTTCCGATTTCTGAGCCGCGTATTCCCTTTCAATTAACGCCTTAACATTAGGGTGCATAATAACTTAACTAAAGTTGTATCTTTTAAGTTCATCTAGAACCTGAAAATACATCTGGGCCGCATTTTGCTCGGCTTGTTTCTTGCTTTTAGCGACCCCTCTCGAGCGAAACATATTCTCGATGTAGATGTCTATGTAGAAGAGACCTTCGTGATGAGAAACGACGCGGTACTCCGGGAGAGCCCACCCGTTCACTTGGCAATGACGCATGAGATGGTCTTTGTAGTTGTCATCAATCATGATCGAATTAATATCGACGAGTTTCGAATCTTGGTAAATTCTCAAGATGAATTCCTTCGCGTGAATGAGACCAATATCCATGTAGATCGCACCAATCAGGGCTTCGAACACATCCTCCAAAATCTTAGTGTTATTGTTCCAGCCGTTTCGCATACCCTTCTCGTCCATGATGACAAGTTCATTAAGACCCAACCCCGCAGCAATTTTAGCGAGTGTTTCACCTCGAACCAGTTTGGTTCGAGCCTTCGTGAGAAAACCTTCTTGACGACTTTCGAAACGGTCAAATAGGAATTTAGTGATGACGAACCCTAGTACAGAGTCACCAATAAATTCAAGGGTCTCGAATGATTCCGTGAATTGTTCATACTCCTTTAGAGCAGATTTATGAGTAAAAGCCTTTTGGTACAAATCAAGGTTTTTGATCTTTGTACCAACAAGTTGTTCAGCCTTTTCTTTGGTAAGGAAGTTGACCATGTTGTTATTTAATGTACGTTTTTATTTTTTAAGCCTTCTCCTCCTCCTTCTTGACGTAGTGAGGAGAGAGGTACTTCTGGAGGTTAAGGTAGGTTACCTGAACGTCCGCGGGGGGAGCGAGGAGATCGCGGAGCTTGTCGTCGAGGATAATCTGGCGACCGTTCTCGGGGTGCTTAAGACCCTGCTCGGTGATGTACTTGTTGATAAACTTGGTAACCTCGGAGCGAGAGATGAGCTCGCCTTCGGGAAGTCCAAGAAACTCGCGCAACTTAGGTGTCACATCCTGCTTACGGTTGAATCCGTTGTTCTCGGCGCGCTTCTTCGCCTTCTCACCGTTGGGATCCTCCTGGGTGTTCTTAATCTTACGGATGAGCTTGGTGAGAGTCTTTACGTCGTTGCGGAGAGCGGCAAGTTCGGTCTGAATGGTTTCAAGAGACATTATATCTTTCTTACGGACCTAATCTTTAAGTCGATGTAAAGTAGACCAAAAAGAACCGTGATTAGCACGAGTATTAAAACGGATATTCCAACCTGATCAAACTTCTCCACCACCTCTACTTTCTTTGGGCGCTGTATGATTCTAAACGGTTGGCGACTACCGTCATCAGGACACCCCCCGAAGCAGCAGTCTTCTTGACACGGCTCCACGACAGGTCCACGACGCACCCCACAAAACTGTTTCTGTTCATCTTCGTAGGCATAACACCTACACTCGTCTATCAGACTACAGACCATATTATTATGTCACAATATAATAATGGATGAACAAATATATTCGAAATCCACCATCGAAAAATTTTTGAATGAAAATTTACTTTTCAATGATGGTAAACTGAAAAAATATTACGACCGAAATCTTCAGAGAGATCTTGGTAAGTTCAGGGCTCGTGTACACAACACACACAGCAAAAAGGATTTTGAAAAAATCATGTATGTTCTCGTGACCGATTCCATTCGAGACATAATCATAGAAACTATCGGTGAGATATCTGAACACATGAAAAATATGGGTGATGTCATCGTGAGTGGGGGAGAAGCCTTCAATCTCTACGTCGATTACAACGACCGAATCGTCACCAGTGATATAGACGCGAAATTTGTTCCTAGAATGTCCGTGAATCCACAATACTTTGGTAAACTTCAAGCCACAAAACTTATACTGTGGGACAAACTGGGAGAGATCGCCAAACGCTTGGGCCCCCGCGTAAAGCGACGACTCATAACCATGCGTAAGAAACATCCTAAGATATTCAAGTTTTTGGGTATCAATTTCAAACAGGGAGCCCCCGTCATCACACGTCGGTACACACTCATCAAGAAGAAAAAGACCGGTTCTACGAATCAACCGGCGAAAGGTGATGTGTTCATAGACGTGGAATTGTTTGCTCTGGACATGAATATTCGGTACTTTTCCCCCAAATCCGGTAAGATAGAGGATTTAAACATCGGTGGCATTCTCGACATACCCTTCATGCGCCCGAAGGAGTTTGGCTACGAGGTCGTTCTTTCTAGGCGTCGGGGTATCACGTATCGTAATTTGGACACCGGTAAACTCGTGACGAATAACAAGGTGTACATCGCGAGCAAGGAGTTTTTGATAGAAGATATCTATCTCATGCAGAAACTTAAACTTCGTCCAGAAAAGAAGGAAAAGGATCGCCAGAGACTCGTGAGGTTAGCCCGCCTCTTCGATAAACGCATCAAGATGACCGATTCCATGGAAGATGTGTTTAAACGTGTACGCGGTAAGATTATTCGAAAAGGTGCCCCAGCCACAAAGAAAAATGCACGCGTTTCCATGAACCAGGCTAAACGCATCGATCCTTACAAATACAAGAATTTTACGACGAAACCTTCAGACGATCGACTTTCTAAACAAATGGTTTATGGTTTCAAGAGTGCGGTCAAAAACACCAAGGTGAATGGATACGAAAAGTCGAGTGGTAACAAACGTTTCAACCTCGGCTCGCAGACGTGGAAGAATGTCACGAATAACTCCTACGTTAAGAATGAGTTTAATCTCAGACCGAAGAATTCTAAAAATTTACCAAAGAATTTCAACGTCTCGAACACTTTATACGGGTTCAAACCCAGGCGAAACATGTGGGTAGATAAGAACGTGTTAAATAAATCGGCTGCCATACCCTTTGTTGGGTTAAAGAAATAAGACACAACATAAACATAAATGATTTACAACGCTCCTGCTAAGGGTGAAGATGGCCTTTATTTCGTCAAGACTCTCAACGACACCAAGCGAAAGTGTCTCATTCAGCTCAACAACGTGAAGGTTGCTGACGTGTCAGGCGAAGTTGTTTTTGACCTCGCGTCCGAGGCGAACCTCAAGAAGATTGAGGATGTCGACACGGCCAACCTCGAGGCGGCGAACGAAAACTGTGAGTCGTGGTTTGGTAAGAAGCTCTCTGATACGGTCATCAAGGGTGCGTACACCCCCAGTGTAGTCAACGGTCAGCTCACAGGCGATCGTATCGAGGCGACCAAGGTGTTCGATGCACAGCAGGAGGTCGTCGACTTTGAGGTGGTGCAGACCGGTAAAATGTGCAATGTCATTCTCGAATTTGCCGGACTTTGGTTCGCCAAGAAGGCTTTCGGTTCTTCGTGGAATGTTGTCCAGGTCAAGGTGCACCCCGATCCAATTCTCGATGTATACCCAGACGGGTATGCATTTGTCGATGAGCAAGAAGAATAAAAAAATTTGTTAATAGTATATAAAAGATGTCGATGTTCAAGGGTCGTAGGCAAACCATCATGATGCTCGTGGCCATCGCTGTTCTCATTTTTCTTCTATTCAACATGAACTCCAAGTCTGGTTACGCGATCGTCGAGCGTGAGTACTCGGCGTTCGGTGCGGCCCCCTCCAATGGCCCCGCCGCTGCCCCAGCTGCCCCCGCTACTGCTTGTGGCATGAACAAGGGTACCGGACTTGCCTCCTCCCTCCTCCCCCGCGAGGTGGCTTCTGATGAGGACTTTGGTGAGTTCGCCCCAGAGGACATCCTCAAGGGGCAGAACTTCCTCGAGCCCCGTCAGCAGGTTGGCTTCCCCGAGACTGTCGGTGGCGCCCTCCGCAACGCCAACCAGCAGATCAGGGCTGATCCTCCTAACCCCAAGGACCCCTACGTTTGGAACAACTCTACCATTGTTCCCGACACCATGCAGCGTGGTTTGTGCGCTTAAAGATTAGACACTAGACCTGTTTAATAATGACTACCGTTTCTAACGAACTTTCTGAGAGCGTCTCCAAGCTCGTAGAACTTACAAAACAACTTTCTGAAGCGAAATCTGATATCAAAATCCTAAACCAGGAAGAGAAGCGGCTCAAAGAGGCGGTCAAGACACATATGGTTTCTCAGGGTATTGATACCATTAACCTCAGGAAGGGGAAGATTAGTATTCGTAAAACTGTCAGAAAGGGCAGTATGAACAAGGATGCGATCAAGGATGGTCTACTTGTGTTTTTCGCGGGTGATGAGGCCAAGGTCGAAGGCGCTTTAAACGCAATCAAGGATAACCTCAAGACGAAGGAGTCAACCTCACTCTCGTTAACCGGTATAAAAGATAAGCCCGAGAAAGAAGATAAGTAATTAACTATGGTCTGGAGCCAATACGTATACGAAGCGTCCACTGGATTCGAACACGATGCCAGTGATGACGATGATTTCATCGATGACACTCCTCTGAATATTGAAGACTGGGAAGTCGAATACTCAGATGAATTGCGATACATGTGGGACATGATTAACACACTCATGTATGACGCCCATATCAACCATACAGGGAAGTTTTGTGATTTCGTGGAATTCTGTTTTATGGAACACGATTCCTATCAGGAACGTGTCACTTGGGAACACCAAGAAGAAACTGGGTGGTACGAAGAGAGACTCGCTCACATTTGGAGAAATCTCAGGCGCTGCATCAACGAAAATGGTTTGCATGGATACATGATGCGTGGTGCAACATTTTACCACTTCGTAGACTTTGCTAAAAATTTTATGAGTATATATTAAATGCTTCCCCCAAATCTTACTGCTCAAAAAGTGGCTATTCCTGCGGCTCTTTTTCTCGCACTGAGCCCCGGTGTTGTTCTGACCACCGACGGCTCCAAGGTTTCTTTCGGAAACCGCAAAACCAGTCAGATGGCCATCTTCTTCCACGCGCTCGTCTTCTTCCTCGTATACAGCCTCATCGCCCGGGCTATGGGTCTTGTTCTCACCAGGAACGATCTCATCGTCAGCACCGCGCTCTTCCTCGCGTTGAGCCCTGGTCTTCTTCTCACCCTCCCCCCTGGATCCGGCGGCGTCCTCCGCTCCGGTCAGACCAGCCTGAACGCCGTTCTCGTGCACTCGATCGTATTCGCGCTCGTGTTTGCGCTTTTAAGGCGTCAATTTCCTCAATTCTACTAAGTAGGAGGATGAAGTACTTGGTACTGGGACCAGCTTCCATGGGTATCTATTCTCTCATAGGAGCGTTAAAGGCTCGAGAGACACAGCTCGCCGACGTTAAAGAGATATCAGGATCTTCCGCGGGTGCCATATTGGCTTTATTTTTAGCAGTTGGGATGTCTATTGACGAAATTTTCGAAACTTCACTCGAACTCAATATCCCCAATTTTGTTAAGATACGTATAGGCTCCTTTTTTAACAAATTTGGTTTTGTTGACATGGCTCCTATACGTAAAAAATTGGTTGAAATTTGTGGATCGGATCCCACATTTGAAGAGTTGGAGATGAAGATATACGTATCGGCGTTTTGTATGAATACATCCGAAACAGTCTATTTCTCAAAGGATACCCATCCGGACATGAAAGTCATAGACGCCGTGTGTATGAGTATGGCGGTACCGTTTATTTTTGCATGTGGCAAATACAATGGTAATACGTATGTAGATGGAGGGATGAAAGAGGAATTTCCACTTTCACCGTTTTATGATAAAAAGGCGCACGAGATTACGTGCATAAAAATTAAAATGAACCGAATGTATCAAGACGACATAGAAACACCAAAACAGTTTGTAGAGACACTCGTACGATCAGCTCTTTCAAATCGTGTCACGTACGACGCACCAATAGAGATAGTAGAAATCAATGTAGAAGATACGAACGTGTTTGATTTTGGTATGGATTATGAAGAAAAAATACGGTTATTCAACAAGGGGTATACTTTTTTATCAGCCTATTATAAATGAATGTGGATACATTCAGAGTAAGGCTGGCTGCACTACCTTTTCTTAGTAAGTCAGAAATCGAGTCTTACCAACAGAGGGTTCAACAGGGTAGAGTAGACCCCCAAACTCTTTATAGGGAAGCCTTGGCATTACACCAGGGTCGACGTTCGGAAGAGATAAATAAAAAGAGACGCGACCTCGAACGTCGTCTCGCGAACGTAAATCTTAACTACGACGACCTGTACCAACTTCTAGATACAGTAAACGACAAATCGAATTTGGATGAACTGTACGAGAGGGGGCAGAAAATTGCCGCGTACCGTAAGAAACAAGACGTAGGCACTCGTCGTGCGAGACTCACCAAGAGTCTCGAAGGTATCCAGATCAATCAAACTGATAAAAATGCTCTTCTCAAAAAGTTTGACGATGGAAAGAATACCATACGAACCCTCGTCGAAAATGCAAAGAAGCTCGAAAAGAAGAAGGCTTCCGAACGCATCTCGAAACAGAGGAAACTGCTCCGCGAGTCTATCAAGAACCTTGGTATCAGTCAAGTGAACCAGTCTAAAATTTTGAATAAATTCAAAACTGGTAAATTTGCCGTGAAGAATCTCATAGAAGAGGCCAAAAAGCTGAAAAAGGTTAAGGTCTTGAAAGGCATAGCCGGTAGGCGTGCGGAGCTCGTGGAGATTGCGACAAAATTGGGCGTCGCTCAAAACTTTGCGAAACAGATCAAAGCTGTCGACACGGGTGACAAAGCTGATGCACTCAAGAGTACGATAGAAAAGGCTGGTGAGAGACGCTTGATGGCCGAACTTTCCAACGAGAAGGATAAGCTCACCAACTTGGCAAAAGAGATTGGAATCTATGACTCATTCGCCGGTGCCATATCTGGTGCGAGTACTATGCAGGCACTTAACGTGGTCAAGTTGGACATAGTACAAGCGAGTAAGGTGGCCTTGTCTAAATTTTCCAACGAACAAAACGTTGGTTCTAATTTTTCACGGGCCATCAGCAACCTCAGGTTTTTGGACCGTTTAGTTCCCCTCAAAAAACGCATAGAAGAAGCGGGTATCAAAAAGAGTGAAAACAAGAAACGTGAGACAAATACCATCCTCGAACAGGACAAGGAAGGTTTCATAAACTTCGTGAGGAAAAGTACCCTTCCACCCAACAAGCAGACTGTATTTATCAATCGTATGCGTCTGAAAAATGTTAACATTCCCAAATTGCGTGAGAATGTGGTGACGATGGAGAAAACCCTCAAAAATACGAAACGTGATAAAGAACTCAATGAACTACTTGCCTATGTCAAAAATCTCAACCTCGACAAGTCAGATTTCATCACTCGTTTCAAGAATACGAACGTATCACTCGAGAATTTAAAGAAGGAAATTAACGCCGTGACTCGAAAACAGTTTAATCTCAAAGTGGCCAAGAACCGATTAGCGGAACGCGCAAAGCGAATTTCGTATGAGCTAAACATTTCGAACGTTAAAAATGCGAACAACGTCAAGATCGTGAACGAGCGTATCTCGAACGCATACAAAAAGAAGCTACAGAATAACAAGAAGGCGTTATCCAATTTTGCGTTACAGGCTAACATAGACATCTTGAATAACCTGTCGGCCATAAACGATCTGAATAAGCTCAATGCCGCCAAAAATGTAGTGAAGAAGCGTACGAAAGACAAGTTGCGTCAAATCGCCAAGTCCACGGGTATGAATCAGATCCTCGTTTCTAAGATAAACACAGTCAGCACGGCGGAAGATGTAAAAAATCTGACGAGGCAAATGAAGGGCTCGATAAACACACAGATCAAGAATTCGAAGGTTCAGTTACAAAAAGAAACGAACCGAGAAACCAAGCGTCGCAGAGAAAATGCTATGCGAGAAAAAGAACGAGTTTTGAAAAATCAAGAAGCCATGTACCAAAAAGAAAAAGCTCTCATGGCTGAGAAGAAGAAGCTCGAGCGAAACGCCATGGTCGAGGAGCAGAAGATGATTAGTCACCAGTTAGATATGAACGAAATTATTGAGTACCTGACTGAACTGGGAATCGAACCAAAGGATCACCAGTATTTTATAAACCAATACACAACCTACAATAAACCCGTAAACGCTATAAAGAAGGATGCGAATCGGTACTACATGAAACTGTACAAAGAGTACAGGGACAAAAATTTACCCGGGTTAGTAAACAGTCTCAAAAAACTCAAAATAGATACATCTAATATCGACTAAATCGTCAA